TGTTTTTATCAATCCTCATACCGTTATTATCAACTCTTGTATATGCGTTATTTATTGCCATTGTCAGCAACTGATTGCCACTGTGCTTGATTTTACCTTGACGGACATCATCGCGGAATTGTTTCGTAGGCATATTCAAAACCATGGTGGTTTGTGGTATCTGGACTAGTGGCCACTCTGGATGTCGTTTCTCTATCATAGTCAATAGCGAACCAAATTGATAAGGGTCAAAGAATATACCTTGTAATTCCCAATCGTTTTGATAGACCATTTCCTCGATTTTCTCAAGCACACGCTCATCGTCAATAACTCCACTTTCAAGCGTGGTTATCTCACACTCACCAGCTCTTTCTAAGTTGGTATAAGAAACACCATCTCTTTTTTCTTTTGCAATCAAGCCATATTTAGTAGCTACAAATGAAAAACTATCTGCATACCAATAATCATCCATCATGACCATTGGAGAGATAGAAAACAAGTCACTAGATCTACCAACGTCAACACCCAACCAAACTCTACGCTTTCTAGTGTCTGGTTTATCAATCTTAGCTTTCGCCCAGCTTTCTTTATCCATATAAGACTCTTCAGAGGATTGTCTCCACATATTAAAGTTCTTAACAAGGACTTCATTTACTGTGCCAGTTTCAAGCGATACCTTCCTGCGTTTTCGTAGATATTCCATCATCTTTTTACGTAGTGCTTTAACTTCCAAAATTGGATTTGATTTTATCCAGTTCTTTTCATCTGCAATTTCTTCTTCATTGTCTTGTTCAGCAATGAATGCAAAGTATTCGTCATTCTCAACTTCTTCATCAAGAAGTTTTTCAATGTACGCATACTCGATTGTGTGCATCGGAACATTCAAATCAAGTCCAGCTGTTGAGATAATCAAAATCAAAGGGTTATCCAACTGACCTTGACCAGATTCGAGAAGCTCAATCATTTCATTGGTTTTAGATGCTGAAAACTCGTCCAAGATACCAACATATGGTTCAAATCCATCGACTGCACCAGTCTCGCGGCTCAATGCACGCACATAACTTTCATCATTTAAGTTACGGAGTTCATCTCTGACTATCTTCGTAGCCTTTCTGATATCTTCGTTTTTCGTCCTAAGAGCATCCAACTGCTTGCGGATCATATCATAAGCAATACGAGCCTGAGAACGGTCATTCGCTGTACAAAACAACTGTCTGCTCATTGCAGGGTTGCGACCAAACAAAAACTCGTACAGAGCGATTCCTGCGACTAGAATTGTCTTACCATTCTTTCTGGCCAAGCTGATTAGAGCTTTTTTAAACCGTCTGATAGATGTATCAGACTTTTTTCGCCAGCCATAAAGACTCGATAAAATGAATTTTTGAAAATCGGCTAATGGATATGGTTTTCCTGTTTTGACATCGGGGAGCATTTCGATAAAATCTATCGGATTTTTTGCTTTGTCAGGCAAGTAAACATACGGAAAATCTTCATCATCCATACGCTTCAAGTCTCTCAAATGTCGCTTGCAAGCTTTTATAACTTTCTTACTAGCTATTATTTCCCCATTTACAACTCTTGAAGCATATTGATAAGCTATATCTTCCATTGTTTCACCTCCTAACTACCAAATTTATCAAAAATACTCTCTTTCTTCTCTTCTTGTTTTGGTACAAATAATTTCATGCGACTGTCCACGGTGAGACCAAGTTGTGATGCTGCTTTGGTTAAGTTAGTAGTCGCACGCTCTAAGCTATACAGCATCTTATTAGGTAGAACCTTACCTTTTTCCGTCTCGTAAACGTACCCTTCTTTTTGCAATCCACGGGATATTTCTTTATAGACTGCGTACCATGTGCAGTAGGTTTCTAATACCGCCCGATCTAGGTTTCTTAGAGGTAGCTTTCTAAGATCTTCAATCACACGTTTATATTCTGCTTTTGCAATTGCATCGAAGTGTTTCGGTGGTGTCAGTTGTAATGCATCCAAACCATCCGAAGCCTTGTCCTGTATGGTTTTTCTTGCTATTTTTTCTTCTTTAGTTAAGTGTTTTTTGTTATTTTCTACTATCTTCATTTTTCGTCCCATGATACACCTCCTTTACATCAATTTTTACAGTTAAAACATTTCAAAAAGGGAATTTTCTGCACAGAAGAGGGCAGCGTTCTAGAATCCGAACGATACACACCCCCGTTCAAAACAAAAGGGGGTATTTCCGTATAATTTATGGTGCACTTCCGATAAATTTGCCCTCTTTAATTCTACTTTCATTCGCTTTTCGATGCCTCTTTTTCATTATTTATTACACAATCAACAAGAATACTTCTCTTTGATTGCTTTCTTATCATTACATTTTTTGCAACTTGCTTGAAGATTATTTCTATCTAATCGCTTCGACCAATCTTGTTTAACACTGATGATATGGTCAGTCATCGTCGCTTCATCTCCACACATCGCACAGACATAGTTAGCTTCAAGCAAGACTTGTTGACTCGTTCGCTTCCAGATAGATGAATTATAGAATTGTTTAACTCCTCTATCGTACTTCCAACGAGTACGATTGTACTCGGTATATTCCTCGTTGCGTTGATCATAGTCTACTGAGGTTCTTCTCCCTCCAAGTATTGTAAGTTTTTTTGGTTTCATTTTGCCCTTTCTAAAAAAATATGTATTTTATGCGCATTTTTCCTTGACATCTGTTTTTGTTTTGTGTATAATATAAGTATAGAAAGTGAGGTAAAGCAAATGCCGATAACGCCTAAACAAATGGTTAAGTTGTTAAAAAAGAACGGTTTTTACAAAGTGTCTCAACGCGGAAGTCATCTAAAAATGAGAGACGATAAAGGACATCAAACGACTGTTCCAATGCACAACAAAGACCTAGATAAAGGTACTGAAGATGCTATCTTGAAACAAGCAGGTTTGAAATAATCTGCTTGTCTCTTGACTTGCTTTACCTCTCCCCTACATTAGAAAGGAATACACCATGTTACTCTACCCTGCTATTTTTAAACACGGCGATACAGCTATCACTGTCACTTTTCCAGATATCCCTGAAGCTATCACGCAAGGAAAGGATTTGAACGAAGCCTATCAAATGGCTATTGAGGTTCTTGGATTTGTTCTTGAGGACTATCAAGAATATCCTCGAGCAAGTTCTACTTCTCAAGTTCAGGCTGACAACCCAGACGCAGAAGTCGCTTTGATCAGTATTGATATGAATGCCTATCTACGTAAGTATCACTCCAAAAAAGTTCGTAAGAATGTGACTATCCCTGAATGGTTGAATAACCTTGCAGAAGAAAAGAAGCTCAATTTTTCTCAGGTTCTCACCGAAGCCCTTGAATCTAAACTTCAAGTTTAAGAGCTGCTCTTGCAACTCTTTTTTTGTAAATCAAAAAAGCCACTCAAAGAGTGACTTAGTGCAAGGCGACTACTACCTTGCTTGTTAATTAGAAAGAACATTTATTTTTATTTTGTGTAGTCTTTTAAAACCTCTAGCGGAATCAAACCGCCTAGCTTATAACTTACCTAGGATATAAGTAGCCATGCAATCATGCAAGGTCTAGTCGCTACTGCCGACCATTTAATAAGTTAATGAGTAATTTATGAATGCTAAGCCTACTGCCTACCCCATTCTGGGACACAAAATACTCAAAGGAGAGTGTGGGATTTGAACCCACGAACCGCACATAGGCGACCACCCGTCTAGCAAACGGGCGCATTCAACCTGACTCTGCCAACTCTCCATGTCAGGGAAGGCTTACTGCCTTACCCTTAATTCTTGATACTACCATTCTAACAGATTTTTAGAACCGTGCCGTCCCAAATAGTCCCATTTTGAACTTATGACATCAGATAACTTCTTCTAAGGCTAAAATTGCCTCATTCTTCAATCTGTAATAGGTTGTACGGCTCATTTTCAAGTCATAACAAATACTATCAGCCGTACCTTTATTGATATAAGTCATTCGTAGGATTGTTCTATACTTAGGATTTGTCAGCTTGTTAATCATCCGCCCCAATTCCATTTTTCTATTGATTACAACATTGGTATCTTTCTCAATTTCGTCTTTCATCGTGATCAACTGAGCGTACACATCATCAATCTTTCTTGTCTGCCCACCTTTTACTTTAGCTTCGGCCCACTTTGGACTTGAGAGCAGGCCAGCCTCAAGCTCTTTGATTTCGTCGATACGACTCTGGATATCCATGTCAAGATTTTGCAATTCGCTTAAAAGCTCTTTAGCCTTCACTCTCTATCTCCTTTGTGATATAATAATCTTATTAGGAATTTAGCTGAGGCAGAGAGTGTCTTGGCTTTTTTTGTTTTATAAAAGACTTACCACAATCCACATCAAAAACCAAAGAACAAGATACCAGTAAATAACTTTTCCCAGGATCTCCAACCAAGATTTTTCTGTATCACCTTTCGGATTTCCAGTAATCGCAGTAATGAGCAAATCAATTCCGACAGCCTGCCAGAATGTTATTCTTTGGATTTCAAATGTTGCTGCAATGATGTTGTTCCAACCGTACTGAATGACTACTCCTGCGAGCCATAAACTGATAAATAAAGTTAGTATCATACCTAAGCAACCGCCTACTACTTGTGGTAAGGAGTTTTTATTTTCATTTTTCATCTTTTACCTCCAAAAGCTCTGGATTTTCGTAGACGTTGCCAACAACTCTATAAGAGTAACTTTCATCGCTAAGAATTTCATGAAAAGGTGCAATATCATCTACACTTATTGCTTCTATCATAAAGACAGCTTGCTCATTATTCCAAGTCAATTTTGCATTCCCAAGGACTTCTCCTTCATCTTCAATTTCAAGAACATCCCCCTCAAAGATTTCTTGTCCATTCTTGTCATGCAATCCTGTTGAGCGCATGAGCTCCATGTGCATTGTACTCTTCATAAACACGGGGTAACTATAACCAACAAAAAATTGATTGTAATCCAGCAATGTCACATCTCTTATAACCTTGTCAAATTTATCCCACGCGCGAAACTTCGGTATCATTCTTCCACCTCCTGAACTTTCCAACCAAGAATGTCTGCAGCCTTTTGAGCTTCTTTCTTTGTATCAAATTTCTTGACATATTCCATCGTACCAGGTTGTTCATCAACCAGTATGACAATTTCAATATCTTCTTGATAGTTCTTAAAATACAAATGATTG